TTACCTTCAGAAGTACGTAACAAAATGGGCTATATGAAAAAAGGTGGAGTAGTTAAAAAGGGACATCACAGAATGCCAGACGGCACTATAATGAAAGACTCAGAACATAAAAAGATGAAACACGGTGGCGCAGTTAAAGGCAAGTGCAGAATGGACGGTATAGCCATTCGTGGAAAAACTAGAGCTAAACAAAGAAGTAAATAATGAGTAAGTTTACCACTAATAAAAATGCAATAGCAGATTGCGATGTTTGTGGGTTTCAATTTAAACTGAAGACTTTAAAAAGTTTATTTGTAAGAGAAACAAAAACAAATATATTAGCGTGTACAGAATGTTGGAATCCGGATCAACCGCAAAACATGCAGGGTATGTATCCTGTAACTGATCCACAGGCAGTTAGGAATCCAAGACCTGACCAAAGTTTTAATGAAAATAATATAACGGGGTCAAGAGATATACAATGGGGGTATAATCCTGTAGGTGGGGGTAACAGATTACAACTACCTGATATACCTAATGATTTAGTAAGCCCTGCAGTAGTAGGAGTTTTTACAGTAACAATAACTTAGGAGATTAAAATGGCTAAAGAAAATCAAACAAGAAAACCTAAAATGGTAGACGGGTTTGCTCAACCACAAGATGTACCTGTACCTAATTTTGCTGGATACCCAGAAAAAGATGTCAAGACAACAGGTGTAGAAACTCGTGGTAATGGTGCAGCAACAAAAGGTACAAAAGCTCGCGGCCCAATGGCGTAAGGATAAGTAATGACTTACACAGAATTAGTAGCACAAATAGAGTCTTATACTGAGAACTCATACCCTACAGTAGACGTTAATACGTTTATTACGCAGGCTGAGAATCGTATTTTTAATGGCGTTAATATACCTGACTTAAGAAGAAACGATACGGGTACTATTACTGCCGCTAACAAATATTTAAATGTTCCTGTCGATTGGTTGGCTACTTATAGTTTAGCAGTAATTGATAATGCAACAAACGAATATACTTTTCTTTTAAATAAAGATGTTAACTTTATTAGAGAATCTTTTCCTGACACAGATACACCTTTTTTTGGAAAGCCACAATATTATGCAGTCTTTGATGACGAAACATTTATTCTCGGCCCTACACCTGATGTTGCTTATGGTGCTGAGCTGCATTATTTTTTCTATCCTGAGTCTATTACTGTTGCTACTTCTGGCACGTCTTGGTTGGGAGATAATTATAGCTCCGTACTACTTTACGGTTCATTATTGGAAGCAGCTACGTACTTAAAATCTGACGCAGAAACACTTACAAACTATGCAGCTAGATACCAAGAAGCTATGAATGAACTTATAGGTTTAGGTGAAGGTAAAAATACGCGTGATGCTTATAGAAGTGGTCAGGCTAGAATACCGGTTAAAGGTAGAGGAAGAGTTTAATGGCAGCTATAATACAAGGAACAACAACGGGGTTAAAATACTTAGTATTGACTGGTGAATTAAATTTTGGTGTTGCTCAAACATACAAGATAGCACTCTACACTGACGCAGCAGATTTAAGTCCTGGCAATACAAACGTAGTATACGATACTACTAATGAGGTTACAGGTGCAGGGTACACTGCAGGCGGTAAAGATTTAGTGGTAGCCGCTCCTGGGTTTTCTTTTGACCCTGTAGTTGGATGGGTTAGTTTTGGTCCTGTTAGTTGGACTAGTGCTACATTTACAGCAAGAGGGGCAGCTATATATAGAAATACTGGCGGTAACGGTAATAAATATGTAGTGGCCATTTTAGATTTTGGTAGTAATAAAACAGTTGATAATGGAACATTTAATATTACGTTCCCAGAAGACACAGCTACTGGGGCTATTATACGATTTGAATAGAAAGGAATAACATGACAGGATCTTCATCGCTTATTGCGGATGCACCGAAAGTAACAGTAGATAATGTAAGACCGTTAGAAAAAGATTTATATAAAATGATGTGGGAAAAACCAGAGTATAGACAAATTGCTCCTGGTGAAAAAATATCTCATGAATTTTTAAAACAAGCTAAACCCAAAGCAGGGGCAACCGTGTTGGACTTAGGGTGTGGCACAGGACGTGGAGGATTAAACTTAGCGTTTTTTGGTAGTATGGATGTAACTATGATTGACTTTGCAGGCAACTGTTTGGACAAAGATATAGTACCCATGTTAGATACACAGAAACACGCATTACGGTTTGTAGAAGCAGACTTATCACAACCGTTACCTGTAACCGCTGCTTATGGATTTTGTACAGATGTAATGGAACATATTAGACCACATCATGTGGATCAAGTATTAGATAATTGTTTAGCTGCGTGTCAGCATGTGTTTTTTCAAATATCTACCGTAGGATGATAAAGCAGGAGATTTAGTTGGGCATAAACTACATTTAAGTGTACACCCTTATAAGTGGTGGCTAAAAAAGTTTAAAGACCGCAAGTGTATTATTCATTGGTCTCATGAAACAAAAAACACTTGTTTATTTTACGTTACTAATTGGATTAGCGGAGAAGACGTAGTTGAAGGTGGTAGGATAAATACTGATGAAAAACAAATAATAAAGAATGTTAAGTACAATATAAAACAAGAATTTTTGCAAGTAGAGCCTCACCCGACTAATGATATTGAGGTAATGATTGTAGGAGGTGGACCATCTGTAACAGAGCACCTTGAAAAAATTAAGCAATTGAGGCAAAATGGTGTTAAACTTATAACAATTAATAACGCCTACAATTGGTGTATTGACAACGGTTTAACTCCTTCTGCTATGGTCATGGTAGATGCACGCGAATTTAATGGAAGATTTACAAAACCTGTAGTTGAAGGATGTAAATACTTTATAGCTTCACAATGTAACCCTAGTGTATTTGAGGGCTTGCCAAAAGATAGAACTTATGTGTGGCATACCCAAGCAGAATTATTAAAAGATATACTAGATAAGCAATATGAAACATGGTGGTCAGTCCCTGGCGGATCGACTGTTTTGTTAAGAGCTATACCATTATTTAGAATGTTAGGATTTAAACGCTTTCACTTGTTTGGCTGTGATTCGTGTTTAGGTGAAGAAGATAAGCATCACGCATATGAACAAGTAGAGAATGATGGACAAGCAGTTATGCCCGTAAACGTGAGCGGGAAGATATTTAATTGTAATCCTTGGATGGTATCACAAGCTCAAGAGTTTATGAGTTTAATACAGATGCTAGGAGATGAAATTGAATTAGAGATATACGGTGGGTTATTACGTCATATTTTAGAATCCGGCGCATCACACGCCGACATTAAGGAGATTTAACATGGCAGCAACAGCATGGCAACTATACAACAGTGCCAAAAGATATATAGGTAATGGTACCATAGAGTTAGGTACTGGCGTCTTTAAAATGGTTTTAGCTCAGTCGGCTAGTAACGCCTCTACTTTTACATTGTCAGCTTATGGCGGCGGCGGTGCACTTACTTCAATTACTAGCGAAGTGGGAGCTGCGGGTGGATACGCTACTGGCGGTAAAAATTTAGTACCAGCTACAGCCCAGTGGGTAGTAGGCGCATCTCCTGCACAGCAGAAATTTACTATGTCTGCAGTGGGTTTAGCGTTTACTGCTTCTGGAGCTAATATAGTTAATGTTAGATATGCGATTATACGTAATTCTACGGGCTCAAATGCAGGTAAACTTTTATGTTTTTGCCAGCTATCTAGTGCTCAGTTTACTGTAACATCGCCGAACACTTTAACCGTATTACCTGCTGCTACTGGCATATTTACCTTAACTTAAGGAGCTAGTAATGGCTACTGGCTGGGGACGAGGTACCTGGAGTTCAGGTCCGTGGGGTGAACCTGAAGTTCCAATTACGCCAGGCGTAGGAGCTTTAACCTTAGCAGGTATAGCACCAACAGTATTAGATGGAGCAGTGATTACCCCTGGTGTAGGGGCTCTAGCATTGGCTGGAATAGCTCCAAATGTAGTTGGTGGGGAAGGAATTACTCCTAATCTAGGAGAAGTAGTACTAGCTGGAATAGCACCAACTGTAATAGAAGATGTAAGGTTAACACCAGGCGTAGGAGCACTGACACTAGCCGGTGTAGCACCATCAGCGGTAGAAGGAGATATAGGGCTTCCAGGAGTTGGAGCACTTTTATTACAAGGTATAGCGCCACAAGTAATACAACAGAATAATATATTTGTAACACCAGGAGTTGAAGCACTAAGTATAGCAAGTGATGCACCAACTGCCTCTTTAGGAATACCGATAACAACAGGCGTAGGCGCAATATCATTAGCAGGAGTTGCTCCAACTGTATTAGATGGATTAGTAGTAAAACCAGATGGAGGATCACTAAGTATAGCAGGTGACGCTCCTTCTGAAGTTATAGGATTAGTAAGAGAACCCGCCACTGGCGCACTAAGTTTAACAGGGCACGCCCCTATCATTAGTAACTCTAATTGGGTTATAATAGATACAAGTCAGACACCCGATTGGGTGCCGATAGCAACGGGTGCCTCTACATAGGATAAGGATTAAAAATGTCGACAACATATTCAAATTTAGCAATAGAACTGATAGGAACAGGGTTACAGTCAGGTACTTGGGGTACTACGACTAATGTTAACTTAGGTACGGCACTAGAAGAAGCTATTGTTGGAACAACGACTATAGCTGTTACTGCTTCAGATTTAACACTTAGTTTAGCTACTACTGATAATGGCACACAACCAGTCAGGCACTTACGACTTAATCTTACAGGAAGTTCTGGTGGTGCATCTAACTTAATTATTCCCACCACTGCCGCTGGCGGTGCTAACACATTCCAAAAAAATTACATAATTAATAATGCATCAAATACCGCTATAACAGTTAAAACTGCTTCTGGTACGGGGGCATTAGTCCCAGCTGGTAAATCAGCGTGTGTATATGCAGATGGCACAAATGTTGACTATGCGATTGATTATCTTAGTGGTTCAGTGCTTTCAAGTGATGTAGATATAAACGGCGGTACAATTGATAATACTACGATTGGCGCATCTGCACCTAGTACAGGAGCTTTTACTACACTAGCAGCTTCAGGCGCAGTTTCAGGAGCAGGGGTTATAGCTCGATTTGCTTCTCCTGGAC